ATCGCCGACACCGCCGCGCAGATGAGCCTCGACCAGCGCGGCGCAGTCGGCGCAGCATCCGCCGCCGAGTTCAAGTATCGCGGCAACAGCATCCCCGGCGAAGGAAAGAACGCGGGCACGGACTTCGAGGCGTCATTCATCGGCGACGACAAGCCGAGCATGATGCGGAAGTTCGGCCCCGTCTCGACGCGCTGGGGCATCAACGCGGCATTGTCCAACTCCGAATCCCAACTCGCCAGCCGGTTTGGAAACATCGTCGCGTTCGACAACCTGCCCAAGCAGAACGGGCGAATCTACGGCGCTGGCGATATGTGGGCGGAATCCGGCGCGAAGCGGCAGACTGCCGACTTGTTCCGGGGCATCGAAGAGGACTATCGCGTGTACGTGAAGGCAGGCGGGACGCTGGCGCGATCCGAGTACAGCGAAGAAATCGGCAAGGCTGTTCGTCGCGGCGTCATCAACTACGACGGTCACGAGCAGATCAAGGCGTCGGCGCGGCGCGTGCAGTCCGCCTATTCCGACCTTCTCTCGCTGCAAGAGCGGCACGGGGTGAAGGGCGCGGGCGATGTGAATGCAAACGCCAACTACTTCACGCGCCGCTGGCTCCCCGATCGCGTGGATAAGGCGATCGTCGATCACGGCAACGAGAAGGTTCTGGGGCTTCTCTCGGAAGCAATCGCGGCACGCAACGACTGGGCCACGCCCAAGCAAGTTGTCGCGATGGCAAAGGCGATCATCGACAATGGTGGACGGCCAGCGAAGCAACACAACCCGCTCGGGTTCCTCGAGGGCTCGATCGACGAAATCGCACGCGACTTGGCCGAGTCCAACATGGACCCCGCGCACGTCGAAAGCATCGTGACGATGCTCAAGAACAAGTACAAGCCCGAGGGCGACGCCAAGAACCCGCGAAATCTCAAGTACCGCATCGACCTTGACGAGACGCACACGGTTCAGACGAAGACCGGCACGCTTTCGGTTGAGGACTTGCTCGACAACAACGCACACCGCGTGATGAAGTCGTACATCCGCAGCGCGTACGGCAACTCTGCCGGCGCGGAAACTCTCCGGGTGCTCTCGCCCGATCCGCAGAACCCGATCACGTTCGAGCGGCTACTTGATCGCGTCCGCGAAGAGGCGCAGGCCAAGGGCCTTGATCGCGTCCGCATCGAAGGCGACATCCTCAAGATGGAGGCCGCGTGGAAGAACATGCTCGGTCTTCCGATGAGCGACGACGTGGCGAACTCGCGTTTGTGGAAGGCGGCAAGCATTCTCCGCTCAGGCCTGTCGTCGTCGATGCTGGGTAACTGGTACACGGGGCTGACGAACGGGGCCGAGGTGGTTGCGTCGTTGTCGCACCCCGAAACGCTGGGCAGGGTCTTTCCCGCGCTGCCAGAAATCATCGCCAAGGCGAAGGACGGGAAGCCCTCTGCCGCAACGCTGCGCGACTTTGAATTTCTAACCGGGCGCGGGCTCGACCAAATCACGGGCGCCGTCGATACCTACATCCCCATCCACGGTGAATCGATCGACGTTGTGCTTGCACGCGGGCAGCAGTTGGCACAAAAAGCGCGAGACATTTCTGGCAAGGTCAGCGGATTTTCCACCGGGAACACTTGGGGATATCGGCTGCTCGGCTTTGACATCCTGCAAAAGTGGGGCGACTGGGGCAAGAGCGGAAAGCTCCCGCCGAAGGCAACACTGGCAGAGTTCGGCCTGAAGGACGAGGGGCTTGTCCGTACCGTGCTGGCACAGATCAAGGAACACGGCGAATCCGTCAGGGGGCCGCAGACCGGCGTTCAGATGTGGGATCTTCACTTTGAGAAGTGGACCGACATCGAGGCGGTTAGTGCGTTTCGCGCGGCGGTCAACGCTGAGGCAGGAACGCGATTTCTGAATCCGCTTCCAAACCAGTTGCCGCGATGGATGTCATCCGACTTTGGCAAGCTCTTGGCACAGTTCCGCACATTCAACGTTGCTGCATGGGACTCCAAGCTCTTGCAGGGCATCAAGAGCAGGAACCTTGCCCACGTTCGCATGTTCGCGGTGAACGGCGGACTGTCTGCCGCGCTCTACTCGCTCAAGGTCTACAGCGATTCGCTCACGCGCGAGGACGGTCAGGAGTACCGCGACGAGATGTTGAGCCCGAGCCACATCGCGCGCGTGGCGTTCTCGCGATCGTCGTATATGTCGATGCTGCCGGCGGCGGTGGACGCGACGATTCAGCCGTTCGGAGGCGATCCAATCTTCTCGGTCGGACGCGGCTCGGGAATCAAGAGCACCGGCATCATGTCGGTCCCTCTGATGGACTGGATGGGAGGCGCAGTGGGCGGCGTTGGTGGAGCAGTCCGCCACATCTATGACCCCGATTACTCGTTCAGCCTGCAGGACCTCCGCAACCTGCGTCGGTCGATTCCGTTCGTTCCGCAGGTTGAACCGCTTGTGAAGGGCATCGACCTACTCGGACGCGCCGCGGGACTTCCAGAGAAGAGCAAGGACTGACAAATGAGCGACGAACCCAAGACGACAACGCAGTCGATCGACGATGCGATAGCGAAGGCTCTGCTTGAAGCGATCGAGAGCGGGCAGGTTGTTCTCGACCGCGAAGGCAACCCCGTCAAACTCAGCCCCTCGCCCGCGATGATCACCGCTGGAATCAACTACCTCAAGAGCAAGGGCGGGGCAGATCCGGCAGTGGTGAATACCCCGGCAGGCGACTTGCAGGAGCGAATGCGGAAGCATCCGCGACTCGTGGGTGGCAACCGCGACATTCTCAGCACCCCCATCGAAGACCTGGACGATCGCGAACTGAAGCGCGCCTAAACCGTGAGACAACCCGAAGACCCTGCCGTTCTCGCCGCTTACCTCAAGCGGTTGGACGAGGACGTGACGTTCTTTACGCAGGAACTCTGGTACGAGATCGGTTCGCAGCGATACACCGAAGACGGATCGCTCGTCGGCAAGGCTCCGCTCACCGCGGTCGAATTCGCGTTCATCCGCTACATCACGGACCCCACCTACGGCACGATCCGGGGCGCGCTCGCCACCCGAGGGTTCGGCAAGACCTACCTCGAATCCGCAGCCGTCGCGTGCTGGCGGCTCTACCGCGACCACCGCCGCAAGATCGTCATCATCTCGAAGGGCCAGCAGTCGATCAACCGCACCTCGACCCTCATTCGCGGCTGGATCGGGTCAGTCTGGTTCCTGAATCACCTGCTCCCCCGCAAGGGCCAGCGCGACAGCGTGACGGCCTTCGACATCGGTCCCGGCGGGGCAGATCGCCAGCCGTCCGTGTCCGTGCTCGGTATCAGCGGCCAGCTTGAATCGAACCGCGGCCACACCGTCATCTTCGACGACTGCGAAACCAAGGCCAACTCGATCACCTTCGAGTCGCGTGAGCGGCTTTGGACCCTGCTTTCCGATGCCACCAACTGGCTCTACCCCAGCATGTCCATCGAGGCGGGCGAGTGCCGCGACCCGATGGAAATCCTCCACACGCTCACGCCCAAGCACGAGGAAACCTACGCCCGTCGGCTTGAGGAAGAACTGGGCGTCACGGTCTTCGCCTTCCCGCTCTGTGCTCCGATGCCCGACGAGCACACGTTCACGCTCCACCCGACCCTGCAGGGCATGATCGACACGGGCGAAATCAAGCCCGGCGAGTGCTTCCTGTCGCACCGGTTCACGCCCGCCGACGTTGCCCTACGGCGCATGAACCGCAGCGAGTGGCTGCGCGAGAACCAACTCGTCCGCACACTCGGCGACGCCGATCAGTACCCGCTCAAACTCGAGAACTTCATCGTCTACGACAGCGACGGCCCGACCGCCCCCCTCTTCCTCCAGTGGGGCAAGTCGCACAACGACGCCTCGACCGCCTGCCAAGACATCAAATCACACGGCATCGGCACCGACGTCTTCTACCGTTCCGCCCACGTCCCCAACGAACACGCCCCGTTCACCGGCACGCGCATGCGGATTGACCCCGCGGGCAAGGGGGCGGACAAAACCGGCTTTGCCGTCGTCAGCCACCTCAACGGCTTCTACCACGTCCGGCGTCTCGGGGGCCTGACAGGTGGGGCAACCGACGCAAACATGGCAACGCTCGCCAAGATCGCGTACGACACCAACTGCACACAGATCAACGTCGAAGAGAACTTCGGCGGGGACGCCTATGTCGCGCTCCTCCAGATCCACGTTCAGCGGCTGCGCTGCGGCAAAGGCGAGCGCTCCGACCGGCCTGACGGGTTCGCCTGCCACGTCAACGGCGTGCGATCATCCGGCCAGAAGGAACTCCGAATCATCGACGGAATCGAGCCCGTCCTGAACGCCCACCGCATCGTCATCCCCAGCGCCGTCGCCGCCAATCCCGCCTTTCAGCACCAAGTCTCAAGAATCACCCGCGACCGGGGTTGTCTCGAGCACGAAGACGAACTTGACGCGCTCGCCGGTTGCCTCTCCGACTGGCAAGACACCTTCCGCGCCGACCACAAAGACCCCGCCAAAGCCGCACAGGACAACGCCATCAAGGAATGGATGGAACGCGCCCAAGGCCAAGGCAAGCCCGTCTCGTGGCTCAAGCACAACCGAATTCCCGCCTGAAGAACACAATGCCCACCACCAAGCCCACGCCCCGCATGCCGAAGTTCTACAGCGTCCTCGACATGCACAACCTGCCCC